GTTTCCCAGTCACGATCTCGGATAGTGTTTTTGCAATCTCTTGGTCGTCTTGTTTTACTTGTTCTGGTGCATCTAAAACAGCGGCACCTCCTAGCGTCGGCTGGTCTTTCCCAGGCTGTGCTGTTGTTACACTTTCCTTACCATCAACCGGGTCATCGGTATTTGATGTCTCGCTAACAACTGTTTTTGCGCTTTTCTTTGTATTCGCAACATCCGTGATATCACCCTCTCTGGTGATTGTAGGTAATTGCTCTGAATCGTCAGCGAGTGCAGTGTTAACAGCGTTCTCTGTAATTACTCCGTCTGCTGCCTTTAGTTTCTCTCCGTTCGCTACAGCTTCAGAGTGAAGTTTTGCGGCAAGATCATCTTTTCCGTTAGCTTCCGCCATCTTGGAGAGATCTTCCTTTTGTTCCACGGAGTCTTTAACTATACCATGTATCAATTCCCTCTCATCTTTAACACCCATTTGCTTGAGAGTGTCAACAGCTTCTGGTTTTCCTACAGCAACAGCGAGTTTTTCAGGTGTGGAGGAAACCCCCTGCGCCTCGGGAGTGGAGGAGGTAGCAGGGGTGGCTTGCTCCGTCGGCACTGGGGATAATTGTCGGAGGTTGTCAAATCCGTCTTGCCTGAACTTGATATCCTCTTGCGTCTGGTTGGTGTAAGCATCGTCAACAAACGTGTTTAGTATTCCGTTGCCAACTGCTTCGCTATTTGCTTTAGAGAGCGCTTGCTCTGCTGCTGCTATTTCTGCTGAGAAGTCATCTTCAGGCTGTGGCACCACCATTGGTAGGCTCTGTTGTGGCGTGTTGTCAACAACAGGCAGTCCGGCTATGTTGATATCCCCAGTATCACCTTCCCATCGTGGTTCTGTTGGGTTCCATGGTTTTACTGATTGCTGAAAGTTTTCCGTTGCTTCATCTATGCTTTTAGATGCGAGGATATCTTCAGCGGTTTTTCTTGGCTTCCTGATTTTCTTGAGGCGTTCCACTGTTGCCATTCCAGCGTGAGAAACACCAGCCTGGATAGGTGCGACAACGGCTACGGTTTTCCATGTTGTTTTCAGGTCATCCCATAGTTTTGCCAAAAACTCAGGACCGGTCATTTCAGGGCCGACCTTGGAAATATAAGCGTTCAGATCCTGTGTAACTGTGGCTACGGATTCCCCGCCCATCTCTGATGTAAGGACGCCGACAAGCCTTTTGAATATTGGCGATCCTTTGGCAAACATCCTCGCTGCTGGTAAATATTCTGTTCCGACCTCAAAGAATGCGTTCCTTGAAGCGAATCCACGAGACTCTTCTGGTGTCTTCCCTTCTTTTCTTGCCTCTTGATAGCTTCGCCCGTACTCCGAGAACCCGAACATTGCTAACATTGGAACAGGCCCAACCACTGGCCCGGCGGCCATTCCAGGAAGTGCCATTCCAAGCGACTCAACGACACCAAGCAACAACTCTTGGTCTTTCGATATTGGTGAGATGTCGTTTATCTTTTTAAGGAGAGCGTCTTTCCTGTCCCCGGCCTCTTCTACCAGATCCGTTCCGCGTTCTGTTGCCCACTCACTACCAACTGCCTTAACCTCCGGGAGTTCTGGGGTGTCTATACCAATCTTTTCTGCTGCGCTACTAAGGAGTCCGAAACCTGGATTGAATCGCTTAATTGTATTGCCAGCAAGTTCAACGATATCTGTTTCACCGACCGATCGCAACGTCCCGCCTACTGACTCAACAGCGGACTCTTTTACGTGGGATGGGAGTGTGGCAAGGAACTCTTTGCGCTGTTGGTTTTCTGCGAGCGACCGTGGCGACCTTGTGTCCACCTCCGGGCCTTTTGGTGTCAGGCCGTAGTCAAGGTCATTTTGCGATTCTTCTGGTTGTGTTTGGTCTGGGGCATCAAGGACCGAATAAAGGTCTTCGTTTTCCTTTGACAGTAGGTGGTTGACTATTTCCTTGCTATCGTAGCCACTGGAGACAGCAGAGGCATAGTCAAAATTACGATTTGCGGAGAGATGTTCTGCTATTTCATCGTCTGAATATCCAGCCTGTTTTGCACTGTCATAGTCGAACATTCTTTACCTTGACTCGAAAGAGGTTAATGGTGGTCTTGATCCTGGGCTTGATATTACACCCGTCTGTGCGGATGGCCGAGTTGACTTCGGCTTAAACCCTTCCAGGTACGAGATATATTCCTCAAGCGACTGTACGGCTTTCTCCCTGTCCTCCTGTGACATTTCTTTTTTGTCACTCAAGAACATGGCAAGCATTGGTTGATCCTTTACAAGCGCCTTGTAATCCTCTGTGTTTATTTTGTCTCCTTTTCTCAGATCTCCGAGAGCCTTTGTTGCTGACGCAATCCCCTTCAATGCTTCTTTCTCGCTTACCTCTGGTTTTTCTGGTTTACCAGACTTCTCCCTGTTCTTTGCGGCCCGGTTCTCGTCAAGGATTTCTTTGGCTTTTTCTTCACCGTATATTTTAACAAGGTCATCATATTCTTTTCCTGTCGTCCCGCGCCTATCTGGTGCGTCTTTTGGCTTGACGGGTTTCTCACGGTCAAGGGCTTTGTCATAGAGGAGAGGGCGGGTTCCGTCTTCATTGTCAGGCAGCGCCTCGTATTCTTCTTTTGTGACAGGGATTCCAGACTTTGTATACCCGTATGCTTGCAATGCGCCCTCACGGACAATCTTTGCCCTCTCACGACGATCCAGGCCCTCCTGCTCAAGCCGTTTCTCCTCAAGGCTGTACATCCTATCAGCCATTTTATTGGCCTGAACGCCTGTCTCGGAAAGTAACCCACCGACCGCACCCTTTAGATTAAAACCCATAAGATTATCTCCCGAGTATCCCCTGTTGTGGTGCTTGTGGTTTGTTACCCATACCAGAAGGAGGCTGGGTCTTTGAAATGCCAGATTGTTCCATTTGCTCCAGTCCGTATTGTCGCTGTTCGTCGGTCATTAATGGTTCAATGGTCTTTTGAAGTTCTACTGGATCAATACTACCATCTTTTAGGCCAGTTTCAAAGTACTTCATCACGCTGTGACGATATGCTTCAAGCCGCTGTTCTGATGTTAAGGTATACAGATTTGCAGCCTCGGCCAGAACGATAAGCTCAGATACCAAATGTGCGGCCCCGAGTGCCATGGTTACTTCTGTCATCTTTTCGCCAGTACCAACAAGCATTGTCTCAAGTTGCTTATGAACTGCAAAGGCTGTGTTGGCGACACTGGCTATAGGCTCCTTGTCTGACTGGAGCATTTGCAAGATACCAGGTTGTGATTCTTCAGAGAATACGGCAATGGTTGCGTTATCGCTATATGCGTCAATCTGTGCCTGTTGTGCTGGGCCGATCTCTGCTTGCTGGTTAACGAACTCGCCCTCTACGCTGTTGGACGCTTGCTCGTTTTCCTGAATGGCTCCTTGTGGCTCCATTGGTTCAGACTGCTCTGGCACCATTGGTTTATTCTGTTCTTCAATCACTTAGTTTCACCTTTTACCACCAATGCACCAGAGCTAAGTAGGTCACGAATACCACCGGTGTTTGTCTGGATACCTTTAGTAAATGCTGTCTGTTGCTGTTTTAGATAATTTGTCCACAACCCCCTTGTCTCTTCGATAACTGCTGTGGCTTGGTCAACGTCCTGATTGTATGTCTTAATGGCTTCGCTTCGCTGTGAAGCTATCAGGGATTCTGCTCCACCACGAACCTTGTCTATCCCCTTATTGGCTGCGGCAATCTCGTTATCTTGTAGCGCTGTTTGGTCTTCTGCTTTAACGATGAGCTCACGAAGTTCCTTCCCGTACCCTTGCGCGTCGATCCACCACGAACCATCTCCATTCTGTTTTGGTTCGTACTGGCCCTTGGAACTACTGTTGAGTGTTGGTAGAAATTCTTCAGCCCATCCTCTATTAACATAATGTGTTGATTCAACTTGACCGTTTCCGGTAATGCTAACTGGGACTTTATCCTGTGCACCAACGTTTTTTATTCCACCAAGAAGCCCTTGGGCCTTTTGGTCGGCTGCGGCAAGTGTCTTTTTGAACTCCTTCTTATATGTGTCAAGCTCAGCCTGTTGTGAATCTGCTGTTTGCGCTACGTTATCCCTGTAAGCAAGTGCCGCCTCTTTTTCCTCTGGGTGCATTGCCGTTTTAAGGTCTTTGTCATAAATCCGGACGCGCTTGCTTGCCTGTTTGCTTAACGGATCATACCCTTTCCCGTTGTTATCCCTTAGTGGATCATATCTGAGTTCGTCTTCACCTGCTGTTAAAAGAGCCATTTATGCCGCCTCTGGTTGTGTTTGCTGTTCTTCCCACCATGAAGGCCCTGGTAGGCTCTTCCTTTGTTCACTCACCTCGACAAGTGATACTGTCGGAGTGCTACTTTTAACGTAATCCGCGCCCTCTTTGATGCCTGTTTCAAAACGCTGTCGTCCAGTCTCAACCAAGGCTGCTTCTTCTTCATACTGCCTTGTTCTGAAATCGAAATCAGCCGTGAACTGTTCAGCCTTCAAGTCACGCTCGGCTTGTGATATCTTTTCGTTTGATGCTATCTGTGCCATAGTCTGCTGTAGTGATGTGTCGCTACTCTTGTCACTTGCCGCAATACGGTCAGCCGACTCTTGTCTTCGTAGTTCTCTATCCTTTTCTGCTTCTGCAAGTTGTGCATCAGTATCAAGGGTATCGCCACCTTTCATGAATGCTGAACCAAGGGAGGCAACTACTCCCATTGCTTGGACATTTTCAGCGGTGAATAGAGTGCCAGCTGTCGTGCTAGTTGCGGCGTCTGTTCCTCCAAGGATGGCACCTGTGCTTGCTGTTTCGGCACCTATTGCTGTGCTTCCAGTCGCTCCAACTTCAGGCACGGCAGTGGCACTCGCCGCCCCTGTACCGCCAAATCCTAGTGCCCATCCACCAGCGCCAACGACCGCGCCACCTAGTGCACCGTATAAGGTACCTTTCAATATGTTCCCACCAGACACGGCTGAATATAACGCACCAGCCGCCGCCCCCACAACGATTCCACCAACCACCATTGCCGCTAGAGAACTAGCTGTGATTGAAACACCGAAATATCCAACAACTGCTGCACCGATTGCACCTAACCAAGCCAAAATATCACCTCATATCAGTATGTTATGACCAGGACGTAAGCGCCCAATCTATTTGAAAATTTCATTTTGTTTACTCTGTATTGTATCATATATCTTGAACTTTTCCAAGTTCATCGGCCCATAGCCGGTTATAGTCATCCACTGACGCTTGATAGATCAATTCGTCACAAAATTTCCCGTTAAATAAAACAGATTTTTCTATCACTCCTTTTCTCGTCATGCCAAGCTGGGAGAGAACTGACCTTGCGCCATGATTGTCTTTTCTCATGAAGCATATGATCGACCGGCAACCAGTATTCTCAAAGATCCACTTCCCGGACAATGCGACTTGCTTAACTATTGAACCATCTCGTTTATCCTCACGTACTGCAAAGTGTGCTTGGTACGTTGTCGAATTGTGATTGGGTGAGAATATAAACGCCTCATGCCTTGCATCACGACCGAGTATATAGATAAACTCTGACAGGAGGGCATTGTCGATAAACCGCATTACGTCTTCCGGCTTTGTGTTGTCATCAGCCGATGGAGAATACACCCCTGGTTGACGGAATAGCTTACACAGAGATCCTGAATCAAGTGAACCGTACCTATGAAGTGGTTTGTGTATCATCTTAATTCCAGGTGAGGTTTAAGTTTACGATTGAGGCGGCGGTTGTAAGCTGTGACTTGTACGATGTAACAAGCGCTTCTATCGCCTCAGTTTTATTGCTAATGTTTGTATCTCTAAGCACCCGCTCTATCCCACCCGTAAGCTCAGCACCCACAGTCTGAGACACACCAAGCAATGAAGTTCTATCTTGCGCGGACATTTGATCGAAGTTAATCATACTCTTCCACTGATTATCGACCTCGACACGCTGTAGTTGCGCATTGTCGCTTAACTTTTGCAGTTCTACATTGCCGTATTGTTCATGTGTCGTTAGGGACGCGCCAAGCCTTGCATTGTTTATGTTCTTTTGGTTCTCAAGTCCTGCAACCTGGTTGTTTATTGCTGCGTCACTGTCTGTTTTCTGTTGCGCCTGTGCCATTCCACCGTACAATAAAGCGTCAGGGGTAGCTATCTCACGGGCCTCCCGTATGGTCGCCTGGGTTCCGGCAGACACAGCTTGCCCTTCGTTAAGAAGGCCCCTTGAGAGAAAGCCTCTTTTTGAGTCTGCCCTTGCCATTTCCAGCAGCGGACTACCGTTTTGGAGTAGAGCAGTGGTTCTTCCCTCTACTGTTGACTGTGCTGGGTCAACATAAGAGTCAATGGGTTTTTGCTCAACACCTATGTCGGTGAACTGTGTTTCTGGCTCAGCATAGACAGGGAGATCCGGGTCATAATTTGGGGTGTTTGGGGTTGGTATTGCCATCTTGCCTTTCTCCAGTTATTAACCGAGTATGTATGGTATCATCTTTTTTAGTATCTTTCTTGTCGCTTCGCGTAGGGTCAAAAGGTCTGTTGCTCCATCAAGTGTTGTGTCTATGTACGCTTTAGCTTGTGATATTGTCACACCACCCAACCCAGAAACCTCTCTTGCTGCTTCGATCTCACCTGCCCTTGTTGTCTTTGCCAAAGCGGCAGCGGCCTCTTGCTGTAACATTTCGTCAATTTCCACTTGATCCTTTACTGCAAATACAACACCTTCCATTTTGTAGTATTTTTTGTTCGTTCCGAAAGGCAATTCAGAGTGCAGATCAACAAGTATAAGAGTTTCACCATTCTGAGCATCTCGCATGAAGCTAGTGACAACTGCACCAATGTATGTTGCCTTTATTAGTTCCACGATCACCTCCTTATTGTCACCTTGTTTACGAATAGGTCGTTGTTTATGCTGTCGTTTATCGCCCACACTTTAGGTTCGTTCGCTACATAACTAGCAGTAGCCCATGAATTTGCTGAAGAAGTGCCATTTCTAAATATTGTAACCCTGTCGCCCATGGTGTCGTCGTGGTTGTTATAAAACAACCTAAGATTAATGTCAGTGCCACTTCCGCTAGTAATTACAGAATAGTTTTTACACCTACTAACGGGGAAGAAAGCTGAGAAGTCATACAATGTTGCAGTAACGGTCAGTCCTGTGGCCACGGCAATAGAACCTAATGATATTTCATCGTCATTCTGTTTAAAATCAACAATAAGCCCTGATCCATCGGTGAATAGTACGCCGATAAGCCTCAATTGAGATATGGCACCGGCCAACAGTGTAGCACCATCTATGTCGTCATCAGGTCTAATGTCGCCAAGGTCTGTTACAAAAACACCATAATAGGAATTTGATGCTGGTGATGGATAGTACGTTGTTAGCAACATCGTGGTGTCAGCTGACAGCTCAAGCTCTGTCCCGTTTAGGCTATCCCAACAGTTCCCTTTTCCAATGTCTATGGTCGTGGTTGGTGCTGCGGCGTTTACGCTACAGTTTAAGCCGGTTATTCCTCCAGTAACTATTGTCCCTGTTAGTGGAGCGAGTAGCCCGCCACCGTTCGCGTCAACATACGTCTTGACCGCCTTCTCTGTGGGAACTGCGTCGTCACTGTTGCCAGCGAGAGTCCCGTCAATTGAAAGTTCGCTAATCGTTGTACCTGAAGAAAGGCCAAGTGTTGATAGTGTTGTCGGACCAGTAACACCGAGGGTTCCGCTTACTGTCGCGTTGTATGACATTGTGACGTTGCCATCTGCATCAACTGAAACGGCAGCGTTTGGAACTCCGTCTGATGCTGACAATTCTGAATGGCGATGCAACATGTCAGCTATCGAATCATCTGTTAACGTCTCAAGTTCGGAACCGGTCGCAGTGGTGTCACTATGTGACGCAACCGTGTGAGATTCACTGTGTAATGCCGACGCATCTGCCTTTAGAGCAAGGTCAGTGTCATCTGCAATAGTCCCGTCACGATCTTGAAAGGTGTACGTCCTGGCAACTGTGTTTGTGTTCGTGAAGAATGACGTTATAGTATCAGCTACATTCTTAAAGTTGATTTTTAGCAGGGTAAGGCCAGCATAACCGCCTGATGCGTCTTTGTTTGCTGTCAACTCAGCCCCAAGTGCAGTTGCCGCTGCGCTTGCGCTTTTCGTCTCAAGTGAGGAGGCACCAGCGTTTACGAATACGGGAAGGTTTGCGTTACCTGCCAAGTCTGGAAGTTTTCCAAATCCAGCCTCGATGGAGTCAAACTCTGCCCTTATTGTTGACGATGTGCCAGCCGACCCGGTTGATGGTGCCCCAGTACTGTCGTAATATTCTATTCCGCTCATTAGATGAACTCTTTTGTTTTGTTGTATTGAACCAAAGCCCCGGAGAACTTCAACGGGGTGTTACAGTCGCAATTGCCACTTAGTTGAATCGACATATTTGTACCGCTTCCGGTCATTCTAATCCCCGATGGCAATAGTGACGCTCCATCCCATATGAAGTTGTCCCATGTGAACGAATCCCAGTACTCCGGAGAAAGTGACACTGCTGATTTCGTGATTGACGGTTGCGCGACATCTGTTGACCCATAGGACAATTCATACGAGAAGTTAAACTCAGCATACCCAGTACCAGAAACCTCGAATGTGCTCTTCCTGAACCGCTTATTTACCGTTGGTGATTTAAAGAAATCATAGGCAAGACTGAGGTACCACTCAAGAGGCTCGCCGTCAAACGAGGTACCCTTGTATAGCTGATACACATAGCCTTCACTCGATCCTAACATGACAACTTCGTTTCCACTAGTGTCTTCTGTTGAACATGCACACGTTATCTCATGTGGGAACGACATAGGCATGCTTGCGACGATCTCTCCGTTATCAACGGTACAGCATAGCGCGGTCTTGTCGGAGAAGAACAACCAGTATTGATTCATGTCTCTCACGACACATGAAGTGTTTAATATAGTTTTCTTTGTTGCAAGCCACGGCTGGATCAACTGGCTTTCTGTTGCATCGGAAAAGTTTCCGTAAGCCTGAGAGGTTGATAGCTTAACTATTCCACGATCATCAAGCATGAACGTGTTTCCGATTAGCTGTGCAGATCCTTCAATAGCTCCTGCCTCCTTCTTGTAGTGTACAAGGTTCCAGTCTGCTACGGAGTTTCCATATAACATTGCAATAGAGTTGCGGGTGAACATTGCCAATGTCGCTGAAGTTTCCCCACCTGGCATTGAAATGTAACCTGTTACCTGGTCGCCAAGTCCTAACTCATCAGCCCCGACAACAAGCGACCACTGATATGGCTCCCCAGGCGCAGAGTGTTGTGAAGAACTGTCAAATGACAAGAAGAGGTGATATTTATGCTCATAAACATGGCTTGGAGTGTCTGTTGTCATCCCCGTATAGATTGGAGCAAAGACGGTTCCGTCAAACTCAAATGCCCTATTTACCCCGTCAACACCATAGACCCGTCTTGTTGATGAAACCCCTGTAAAATTTGCATTTATAAATCTGAACGTCCCGTTTGGATTGTCAAATGCAAGTGCCGAACTATCTCCAGCAATTGTGGCTACATCTAGGTTGGCCCCGACCTTTATAGTCTCAGCTTGGAATGTGCCAGTTTGTGAGGCAAACGTTAATGTCCCAACAGCATCCCCAGCAACAAGGGTACCTGACCTAACGATAACCCGAGTAACAACAGCAGTTGCGCCTCCAGTCTCGCCCTCTATCGTGTCACCCTCTTTTACCTGGTATGCTCCACCACCAGAGGTGAAGGCAAGTTCACGGCCAAGATCCACAAGCACCCAGCCAGAAGCACTCGACTTATACATTGCGGATGCTGTCCCGCCAGCGTTATTCCTGAACCCATACCATGTGCCATCATAATACCAAATACCGGTTAAATCACCAGATCCGGTTACAGCCGTTATATCACCACGATACTCGTCGGCGGCAAGGTTCATATATGTTGCGTTGAGTTTTCTTGTGCTTGCCCCCTCAACGACCTGTTCTCCGACACAAGTACCAACTACACTACCTAATACCTTAATATTACCTGTCGAAAAGGTCCCTGTTACCTTGGTCAAGATGGCCTCGGTATCGGTAAGAGCAATGACCGTTCCGAAAGATGTTGTGGCATCATCTGTCAGGATGTCACCGACCACGACAGTTCCGGTTATCGTTACCGCCAAAATTGCATATGTGGCCGATGATGGCGCGGTTTGTCCGTCAAACCGTTCATATGGTGTGCCGGTGACATACCCACCATTAGGCCCCTGATATACGTTGTTCGAGTCTCTGCACCGACCAGCCGGCATGTCAAGTGGTGGCGTAGTAACATCAAGACCACCTGAGAATTTGGTGTATGATGTTTCAACTCTAACGCTAGGAAGTGATCTCATGCGAGTGGCCCACCCCATCCCATTTGTGGTCGTTGGTCTTGTTCGAGTTGTTCCAGTAAATCTTTGTATTCATTTGCCCCATGGACATACTTATCATGCTCAACGTAGTTTGCCCCGTAGAACTTCAGAGCGCCCCACACGACTATTTCATGGAATTCTTCAGGGAAGATCGGAGTTTCGCTGTCTGGATCACTTTCTATGCTCCAGTCCACTGGCTTCACATAATACTCACCGACAACGGTATAACTATCATCGGGGACAGGCCAGAATACCAGAGAGTCATCAGGTTTTACTGTGAAGTAGCTCGGCCTACCAGTCTGTGCCCTTGCAGATCCAAAGAGATACGTTCTCTTGAAATCAGTCCAAGGCATAAAGAAAATGTCCTGTTCATCACTCTCACCTGTTGCGGTAAGGTAACAGCGCACATCATCAGTAATCCACGTTCTGTGGCGCAATGAACCGGTATCGCTTGCTGTATATTCACTCGTCCCAGAGGTTAAAGCCCTTGAGAAATCGTTGCGGAGGAATTTCCAGTCTCGGTGCTTTAGTTGTATTCTGTTGTATGCACGATCCATCCAGCCTACTAACATTTTATACTCACCTGATTGTGAGACTGTAGACGTAGGACCACTGCCACTCACGCCAGCCTCCTCCCTCAACAGAACTGCAAGCTCCAACCTGGTCATATTTTACCGTTCCTCAAGGATAGCTTTTAGCCATTCACGGCCATTAGGGTGTGGATCGTTCAGCACCACGAAAGGATAGGTCAGCACGCTTCGTGGAATCATTTGAATATTAGCAGGTTCAGCCGGATTTTGCACCCCCTGATCGTAGGTCGTTGTTCTTGTTCTTGCAAGTGCCTCAACGTACTTACGCCTGACTAACTGCTCACGTTCTCTCACAATTGGCTGATTTTTCCCACAACAGTTTGGAACGATGATCTCAAGGTCGCCCTCTGCCTGGGATGCATGAACCATTATCAGAAGTTTCTGCTGCATAAACGCCTCAAGTTCCATATCCTTAACAAAGTCGCCATCTGAAACAGGGGCAATCGCGTCGCCATGTCCTATTTCGTCAATGTTTATTGCGTCACCTTGGCCGACTGTTCCTGCACTGGTAACTTTTCTCTGTCTTGCCATTACTATTTCCCCTTGGTTTCGGGGGGATATTTCACCCCCCATTGTTTGCTTTAGTTACCGTCTCTTATGATGTTAACGGTGCCGCCGGAAGTGCAAGCAGGTCAACATAAGCTGCGGTGCAACCGGAAGCTGTCAGGTTGTCTGTTCCAGTTGTAAAGGTAACCGCAACTGTGGTCATGGTGAAGTATCCAATCGGGCATGTATCAGCTACCGGAGTCGGGAACTCAAGCACATCGGTACCAGCTGTCAATGCAGCCGAAGTGACCTCAGTACCTTGGACACTGGAAACGGTTCCGCTTGAGTCAAGACAAACCAAGTAAATACACTTGGTGTCAGCACTCTGTGCGTCATGTACAGTCAGGGCAGCGGTTGCGGCATCAGCTTTATGATAAGCTACACCGTTAATTGCAAAGTCAACACCAGCGCCATTAGGTGCCGCGATTGAGATACCGGTGGCGGTAGATCCGATCGCCAAACCAGCTTTTGAGAGGCATACGGTCCCGCCCCGAACAAGTTCGTTAATATTCATGGTCATGATTTATTTCTCCCTTTGAGGGTTATTTGTTGTTTACTCTGCCAATACTTCAGCGAGTGCAGCTGCGGACAGTGTTGCAGGGCCGGAGGCAGGTTTCGCTGCTGTAATTGTTGCCAATGCGGTAGCGGCTATCGCGGTTCCTGTTTGTGCGGCTGGATCCCAAGTTGCGGCGTAGTCAGTATCAGTCACACCGGCATCAAGATCAAGTTTCGCGGTAATCCCGACTATAGCTGCTCTCATTGCCGTGATATCAGCAACCGAGGCATCCCCGTCGAGTATCAGTTCATCTGTAAGAGTTTTCAGAACTGCATGGTCATCGTGCAGCTCTTCAATTAACGTCTCCATGGCATCATGTGACGTTTTCATAGTGGCATGGTCAGCCACCAGTTCATCGACTGTAGTGCGTATCGCAGTAAGTTCAGTGCGTACAGCGTCCATCAAGAACTTTAGCTGTACGGCATTAGACTTATCGGCGAGTGCGCCCGTTCGTTGTTTAATGCTTTGTGTCATTTAATCCCCCTTGGGATCTCCCAAGTTTTATTTTTGTCTTACTAACGAGGTCGTATCGTCAATGTGTCATTCATGCAGACAGTCGCTACAGCAACACTAGTAAGGGTTTTCTGCTATTACAGGTCGGTAACGCCACTCTCGATCCGCAACATCCAATTTTCGTTCAAACGGCTACAGTTGTACCAGAAATCTGCACCAACGTATCCGAACATCCCACTTGGGTTGGCATGGTTCTTGACCCCGGATGGGATGATGGTAGGTGATACACCGGAATAACCGTGACCCTTCAGCGAGATGTGACCGAAGGCGCTCTCGGCCATAACGATAGTTGGATATACGTCAACATTGGTACCGTCAGCGGCAACCATCCCGTTAAGTGTAGCAGAACCAGCGGCGAGATACGGTGCAAACAGTGGGGATGTTACAAATCTGAATTCCTCAACCGCTCCAATTTCACGAGGGTGAACTGCTGTCATTGCTGAACCGTACTTTACTCTTGGAACAAATCCGGCAATGTCCCGAATATCAGCTTCACTGTCGGTGCTGGTGAAGACAACGTATGCAGGCTCAACGGCGCTGGTGTCAAAATCCTGACCTGGCTTGATACTCTGGGTAACAACCATTCCACGGTTGGCCTTAAGGGTACGTGCTGCCTGTCGTAATGCATTAATAGAAAGCGCAGTATTCAGGCCGGCGCGGGTGGTTCCGTTCGTATATGCTACGGAAGAACCTGCTTTGATCTGACCATAAGCGACAAGCTCTGCAACCTCTGCCATGGTCTGGCCGGTTACACGCTTCATATCTGCGGGGATATCGTCCTCATAGGTCAATTCAGCCTTTGAGGTGAACTTAAACAGAACTGCATAATGTTTGAGTACACATGTTACATCGGTGTACCCGATAGTGTTTGCAGTAGGTGTCACACCCTCTGCGGTGATAAATTCAGACGCGGTGATATCAGGCACTTCACTCGCGGTTGCGTTAAATGGTTTCAACCGACGGAAAACGACGGTATCGGTTTTGTTGAGTGGCTGCACCTTCTGATCGCCAAACGCACCGAGCACCTGAATGGTCTCGGCATGTTCCAACATCTTTACTTCTGCCCGGATAAGGTTCCGGCTTGCTACTGTGCTATATCCTTGAACTGCCATGGTTTATCTCCTGTTATTTTCGAGACTCACGCTTCAAAGAAGCGCGGAACTCTTCGTTGGTCATTTGTTCTTCTGACTTTGTTTTAATTGGTTTCCCTCTGCTTTGAGGGGTTTCGGCGTTCTTAACACTTGCCTTTCGCCTCGCGGTAATCTGTTCAGGGGTTTCTTTTTTCACAGGTTTCTTTTTGGCGGCAACGAACGCTGAATAAGCATCGACCACCTTTAAGGCATCTTCTGCCTTGTCACTATTAGCCGCCCTGTGTGTCTCTTGGTCTTGAGAGGATACCCAGTTCACATAGTCTTCTTTCAGTGACTTATCTGGGTTCTGGATAACATCCCTCCAACCTGGTCGCATAACGTCAACAAGGCGAATTTCAACACGCTTGTCAAACTCGGCTTGTGTCTCAGCTATTTTCTCACCAAGGCTCTCAGAAACCTGATCCCTTAATTCGTCAACGTTTACTTTCTCTTGAGGCTCCGGTTTATTGGAAAGAAATCTTCCTTCAATACCGTCCAGCACATCGGCCCACTCAGGATACTCAGTTTTCAATGCGTTCCATTTTTCGTCATTCTGTGCAGCGGCGGCAACTTCTTCCTTGTCCGGCGCTTCGACAGGTTTTTTACTGTTCTGGACTGCATTCTGTACCGAACCTACCCTTTTCTCGGTCTGCTTCAACCGGTACTCGATGTTGTCAAGCGTAGTCAGGCGGTTGTTGATACCGGCTAACGCTGCTGCGAGTTTCGGGTCAAGTTCTGGCTCATTCTCTGGTTCCTCGTCAACAACTTCCTGCTCAACCTCTTCCTCTGGCTCTGGATCAACGCCCTCTTCAGCCTCTGGCTCCTCACCATTAATAAGTTGTGCCCTGTATGCTGCTGCATCTTCTGCTGTGAACTCTTCGCTGGTTGTCTCTTCGCTGGCGAACTCTTCGCTCATGTTGTTACTCCTCGTCGGCGTCTTGGCGACTGTGTAATAAAGGGCGGTTTGAACCGGCCTGTTCTTGACTTAGGAAATCCTTCAATTCTCTGATCTCCCCTCTTATTGTGGCCGTTACTGTCTCATTGTGCCGGGAGGAATCATTTCGTTCCCTCGCGACATTTAATCTGGTTTCAGCCCTTTTCTTCAGGAATCTCCACGTTGGCGAATTAAAATTCAGTTCGGCATCGTCTTCCTCCTGCTTTAAAACCGCTTCGAATGGAAGCTGTAGTTCTTCACTGCTGTTATCGCTCCCGTTGTCGTTCTTTTCTTTGAACCACGGTATCTTTTTCCACATATTAGCCACCCCTATTGCTGAAAAGATTGCCCATCAGGAGCCTGTTGTGGCGGCTCAATTGGTGGTTCTGTTACCTCTGGGACACTTGGTGAAGGCTTACCGCCTTGCTCACGTTGTAGGTTCAAGCCCTCAGAGCCGAGTGCAAGCTGTACCTTTAGCTTATCCAATCCCATATTACGCTTCTCATCGTACTCCATCATTTTCATTTGAAGATCCATCTCTTTTAGCGTTTTGTCGTGCTGCCTCTCCAGTTCTGCCTGTTCTGCCTTGAATTGCAACTCGGCCATGTCGGATTCCTGTCTCAACTTCTCTTTTGCGAGGTCTCCTTCGGTTCGGATAGTTGCTGCTTGCACTGCTGGTGTAACCGGTTGTGCCTCTGGGTTGCTCTCTGCTTCTTTGGCCTTGGCGAGATCATCATCTGATTTTAGAAGATCGAGGTTTCTTGATTCGTAAAACTGTCTTGCAGCTTTCTCCCAATCTGTAATCCTGTTGATATCCGGATCACCTTTGAGTTGGAATATCTGCAACAACGTTTGTGCATGTTGGTCCTTTTCTAAAAGAGAGCTCGTTCCGATAGCATCAACATTGTAATCACCTTTTATCTCCTCTTTATCGGAGTGGAACATATTATAATGATAGTACCGTTTGATGTGGGGGCGGGTGATTCTATCGTCATACAGCTTAACTCTCTGCCTCAGTCCAACATTAGCGGAATCCACCATGATATTAGTGGCACCCAATGTCTCTGGTGCTGTCTGTGTTTCTCCTTGAAAGATGGTTGGTAACGATGTTTCTAAGTCAACAAAACGTAAAGCAAGCTCTATAATGTTCTGAAGTTCTGTTTGGTTGTTTGTTATTTGAAATTGAGCGAATGCTTTTCTTGCGTCATCGAGATCTGTGGTATCAGCGTACCAAAGTGCCTTGCCACCTATATGGCTCTTCCCGTCTGCGCGTTTTACGCCAGGCAAGGTTACAATATTGGCACCTGATGAGTCCCCGGCATTGTCCAGCATTGCGCGCCATGCTGCCGTTATGATCCTTTGAAGCCAGATCATCATACGAGGGATACCAATCCCCCACGGATCGTCTGAGTTTACAACAGTCCATTGCCAGAAGTCATAAGGCAGCTCTCCAGTCTCTACTGGATTCAACACCACCTTTACCGGCCTATCGTT